TTTGTATTCATCCGGGCTTTTTGGCCTGCCTAGCCGGTCATAGACCTGGCCCCACTCATCAGCGGCTGCGTCATCCTTTGGCAGCACCAGACCCCGGCCAGCCTTATCAGCCCCCAGGAATTTTTCCAGATTGATATACCCGGTAATTGCGTCACCCGGATCTTTCCAGCCCTTGTTTTCTACAAACCCTCTTATGTCCTCTGCGTAGCCCCCGTACCAAGATTGCTGTTGACCATTGGCTTGAGCGCCTTCGCCTGCGGGCGCTGTGCCTGCAGGGTTGCCAGCGGGTGCTGACCCTGTACCTTGATCCATATTATTCCTCTTTTTCCTCTAGGTTAATGACTGCCCGATCCTCCAGGTGGAGGTGGGCCATTATTCGCAGCCAGACTTCCCGCCTGCCTTCGGCCATAGCCGTGGCAATTGGATCAACTGAACGCGAAACGGGTGACACGACCACCGTGGATGCGGTGGCCCTGCAGAATTTTTTAAGGTCAGCCAGGACAATCTCACCGTCCGGGCTTAATTGCCCACTTTCAGCCAGAAACATCCGGCGGTAGGCGTACTTTCTTTTGCGTATCCGTGCCAGTAATTTTTCGATCATAAGGGCAACGGAGCAGGTACTTGACCAGACATTGCCTGAGTTTCAGCCAAAGTCTTAGCCGATTGCGACAGAACCGGCGCTGCGGCCAGCAACTGCTGCGCCTGGGATTCTTCGGCCTGGGCTTCCTTCATAGCACTAATTTCTTCCTTAGTACGCAGGATCTTAGCCGGTACGCCATTGATCTCGCTTAACTCACGGGCAATCTCTTCTGGCTTAAAGATCATCATTACAGACGGATCGATCTGGGCCAACGGTGCAACAGCCTCCAGGGTACGCAAAATCGCCACACCCTCTTCAGCCCGCTGCGCCCGGTTCAATGGTGACACATACTCAATTTCAATCTCGCCACCCATCTCAGCCAGCGCTTCCGGCATAGCAGGCAAAATGCCAGCCCGTGCCAGGATGTCCAGTTCCCGCTCAATCATTGGGCCAAGCATCTCAGACTGTTGGCGGCCCATTGTCGGAGCCAGCAATGCCCCCTTTTCCTGGGCGCGGAGCATGGCCTCTGTTGCTGTCATGTTGGGCGCTTCTACCAGGATCTGGAACAGGGTAATCAGGAATGCGTCATTGATAACCTTGCGGCGCTGCTCCATCATGTCCATGCCAATGTCAACACGCGCTCCGGTCTCAAGCGGGCGCACCATCTGCTCACCGCGCTCGTTTACTCCACCGTAGTTCAATGCGCCTGGCCGAGTGTTAAACGCCTGCAGCACGCCATCTTCCTGCAACAGCAAGGGTGGATCAACAATTTTGTGCGCTGCCCGCATAACGGTCTTGCTCATCTCGTTGATCATCTTGATGTCCGGCAGCACGGTCATTGCCGGGCTGCGGCCATAAACCTCTTTGGGCGCGGTGACATACCGGCTTACGGCATATGGAAACGATTGATAGCCACTAGCAGACAGGATCTCGCGGGTGTCGGTGCTGACATAGTAGGACGAAAACGGCATACCCATGTAATCCTTGCGGCCAGCCATGCGATCCATATTGGGCTTAACGCAATGGATAAACTCAAACTTCTGTTCTGGATTTTTTTCTAGGGCTGTCCGTACCTTTTCCGGCACTTTGTCATAGCCCCAGCGCTGCGCTGCCTGTCTGGCAGTAAACTCAAACTTCCGGTTGACCTTATCAATCACCCCGGCATGGTTCTCAGCAAAGTAAATCTCAGACAGATGGATTGATTTGTACCGAATGCCAACGCCAACAATGTCATCGATCAGTAGCGCTCCGCTGCCAAACGCGCCCAGCGACATGTAGTTCTCATGGGCCTGGCTGGCAAAGTTAGACTTTGGGCTGTACCGAACCTGAAACAATATCTCTGTCACTTCGTCCAGATATGCCTGGATCTCAGGATCATCAGACAGACCTGGCGTAGTGACTTTCAACTTGTGCCAACGCTGCGTCCTGGGTGTCAGCATGGATTCCATTGCGGCAGCAAAGCGCTCCAGCGCCAGGCCAGCCGTGGCATCAAATACTTTTTCGGTGCGCTTCTCGCCTTCGGTCTTATCTGTTGCGGCAAAGTAATTTTGCCTGGGCAGCACTCGCTCCGCTATTTCGCGCCAATGTTCTTCCCATACTCCACGGGCAGATACCATCTGCTCATGTTCCCGGATTATCTCGTCAGCGCGTGAATCGGCCATGATTTATCGTCCTAGTAACTGTCGAACACCAACATCAACATCGCTGCTCAACTCACCGGCCAGGATATTAGATGCCTTTGCACGGCGGCGGCGCACCATATCCAAGGATTCTGCTGCAGCGCGGGCTGTATCTATTTGCGGCCCTTTGGCAATGTCGGCTTCTTTTTGAAGTTCTGCTGCTGATTTTTGTGGTGGCGGAGGTGGAGGCTCAGGCGGCTTGAGGCCAAGAGCGCCAGCAACCGTTCCCACCACAGACTTGACCACCCCTGTGACTGCGTTAAAGGCTTTTTTGAGGAAAAATTCTGGGTAACCGGTTTCGGGGTTAATTTTGTTTTTTTCGTGACCAACGGTGAATTCCTCCATGTCAACATCATAGGATTCAAACAATGCCTTGATCACCTTTTGTGCGTCCGCATTGTCAGCAATCTGTCGAGGAATAACAATCTCGCCAGCCGTTAAATGCCCAACCAGGCTGTCGGTATCGCGGCCAGCCTCTTCAATATCTTCAAGCATATCCTCATCAATCATTTCACGATCAGGCATTTTATTCTCCCAGTAAACGCTTCTGACCAACATTAGTATTACCTGCTGCCTCACCCATTAGGATGTTGGCTGCACGGCCACGGCGGCGTGTACCTGCCATTGCGCCAGTAGCGCCAAGACCAGCGGCCTGCGCTGCTGTTGCTGCTGCTGCCTGGGCTGCAGGTGCTGTTGGTGCTGCAGGTTTTGCTGGTTCGGCTGCAACAGTACCGCCACCAGATGATTTTCCCGTAATTACCTGGGCAACCGTTTTAGGAATGTTCGTAACTGCTTTTGATACTCCACCCATATCAACCTCCCATTAGTTTATTTGTGTCCCCACGCTCAACTAATTCGCCTGTGGGTTCATCAGAAAGAATTGTCGCTGCGCGACCTTTGCGCCTTCTCAACATTTTGTCGCGCTCTTGCTGCGCCTGGCGTGCAGTATCAACTGTAGGTGGCGGTGGCGGCGGCTCTGGTGGCGGCGGCGGTGCTGGCATCTTGGGCTTTAGAAATCCCATGTTCTGCTCCTAAGAAAAAATCTCATACTCACTAACAGCCTGGCGTGGCCGGGCCTCAACCCGTCTGTTCGCCCTGCGTGCGTTCTCTAATGCATAGCGCAGCGCATCGATGACATGATTTTCTTTGTCCTCTAATTGCGGCAGCACTTCCCCTGTCATTTTATCCACCTTATAGGAATAAAGCGATAGTTCGTCAATTGTATGCTTACAGCGCGGATGCACAACTATTTCAAAAGATTTTAGCCATTCAATACCATCTTCGACTGACTTTGGCCCTTTGATGGCTGCATTGATCCTGGGGAACCCGTTCTTTCTCATGTGGCTGATGGTCTCTGGCCTGGCTGAATCAGCCGTGATCGGCCACTTTTCGGCCTCCGGCACGGTCATAAACAGGTCTGGCGTGTTGACAATCTCGCAGCCAACCATGTACGCCTCATAATCCACATACAGTTTACGGCCCGTTATGTAGCAACGCACCAGGACTGTCGGATCTGTGGCAAACCCCCAATCAGCGCCAAAGCGCAGCACGGCATTGACATCGGTCTCAAACTCTTCAATCCGCCAATTGTGGAAAACTTTGGCCTCGCTGTTGGTCAGGTAGCCGCCCATCCAGACATGGTTAAATTTATCTGGATCGCGCCCCCGGTCATACTCCATTTCTTCCCGCAGCACATCAGGAAACCAGGGATTGTCCGAGTAATTGACTTTGACCACGGATGCATCTGGCGGTGGATTGTCACCCCGCAGCAGCATGTCAACAGGATCTGTGGCCTCGCGTGGGTTCCATGAGAACCACAACTCGCTGCCTGGCTTACGGATGGTGGGCCGCAGCAGGTCAATCGATACCTGGCTCATAGATTGCGCCTCTTCCACCCAGGCCCGGTCAAACCCTTCCAGCGACTTTATGGAATCCGCTGTGTGGTTCTGCATACCCTGAAAGATAATCAGGCCAGGCCCGCGCTTAGACTTGATCATTGAATCCTGGACATCAAAGTAAGCGCCAGCATTCAGGTCTTGGATTTTGTTTTCTAGCAGCCGCTTGACCGATTGGTTCAGGGTACGCTGGATCTCCCGGACGCAAACCGAGGATTGGGCCTGGTTCCGGATATGTTCCTCGATCATCATTTCAGCAAAGAAATGGGACTTGCCCGAACCCCGGCCACCCCATGCCCCCTTGTACCGGCTGGGACTAAGTAACGGCAGCGCCCATCTAGGCGTATCAATGTTTAGGATCGACAATTGTCCGCTTTACTTCCTCTACCTGCAGAGGCCCGCCATCTTTACCCGTTATTTCTGTCTCTTGCTTGTCGCTATAACCGTGCTTGCTCAACAGCAACTTGGTAATCGTGCTATTCAAATCCCCGGCGAGACCACCATTTATCAATCGATTTTCCTGAATCGATAGTAATTTCCTAATAATGTCAGAAAATTCCTCGTGTTCTTTGGCCCAGGCATACATTGTTTCCCGGCTTTTGCCCAGGTAAATAGCCAATCCGGCCACCGATGGGATGACATCCCCGGACACCTTATAGTCCCCGGCAATGTATTCCCTAGCCTTGTCAACACATTGCGGCCACTCTGGCGGTCTGCCTGCTCCCATTACTTCCCTCTCAATTTCTTTGCGCCTGGGCTGCGCTCTCTCATAGCCCGGCTTAGTATCTTGCTGCCAGTATCGGCCTTGTTGTAATCCTTGGCTACTGACTGCGGCACGCCAACCTTCTTGGCAAACTTCGGATCATGGGCGGCAGCGGCCATTAGCCTGGCCTGGGCTGCTGATTTGCTTGGCATCTTATCCTCTCAGTCTTTTAGCGCCTGGATTCTTTTCCCGGCCTATGATTTCGGCTGCTGTCTTGGCTGATTCCCTAAATGCTTTGGCTGTTGGCGCTCCAGGATCACCCGGTGATCTCATGCGCTCCCCAGACCCAGCCTCGATCCTGGCTCTTTTTTTGTGGATATTGGCATACAAACCTGGTTTCATAGTTCCCCCATTATATTTGGAGATGACCCGGCACACGGTAAAATCCGTGTCTGGCTGAAGCCGGGCCACCAAACTGGTAGCGGGTGATGGACTTGAACCACCGATCTCCGGTTTATGAGACCGGCGAGATAACCACTTCTCCAACCCGCGCTAGTAAATCGTTACCTTGACCATCCCCCCAATGCTGTCAGCAATGTCAACTAACCCATATCTAAACCGCCGGTCATTAGCGTCCAATGCGTCTGCCAATCCGTCCAGCCCAGACTTGATCGATGCCATCATGTTGTCCAGATCTCGCGCCCGGCGATCAGGCGGCACAAACAAAATATCCAGCAGCACCTTGTCTTGATGCTCAATTTTCGGAACCTTTGCCTGCAATGTCAACATGTGCCATTCGTACCGATAAAGTTTTTTTTGCCTTGCCACCGCTGCCCAATGCGCCCTGGCGTTAGGACTTAGTATTGCCCTGGGCCACGGGTAAATTATTTGCACAGCGCCTCGATAGTCTTAGCCAGCATGTCCAATTCTGTCATTTTATTGATCCGCATCATGGTCTTATCGCCATGCACACCCAGCGGCCCGGTGTGACAACTAGGACAGAGCGGCACGACCAACCAATTACTGGCCCGCTGCGCCATCCCCTGCCCTTCCCGGATATGGTGAACTTGTACCCCATGTTGTCCGCATAAAACGCACGGCAAATCGGCCACTCGCCCCATATGACGGATCTCAGGTCTTGTTGCCACGCTTTTCCTTGCATTCCTTGCATATCCACCTGTATCTCAGCCCGCCTGGGAACACTATGTCCATGCCATCCTTGTTATTTCTGTCAATTTTGCAATTGCTGCAATACCTAACTCCAAAATCTGACGCAATCTTATGCGTGATTTTCGCTAACTTCTTCTGGGTACTGCTCACTAAATTGCACTCCCTTGGTTGATCCAAAATGATAGATGAATTCAATCAATTCGTTCATCTCCAACTTTGTCATTTTGCTGGTTGATGTCCCCAGCACCACAAACCCACCCTCAATACCAGGCACAACATCCTGGCGCTTAAGCGCTGCCGTACAAACATCCTTCCAATTTTCCGCTGTCAACTTGCTGCCGTGCCAGTTTACCTGTTCCGCCAGGTCTGTCAGCAGCGCCCACATCAAGGCATTCTGGGCCAGGCTGCGCTTTGGTTCTTGAACCGTAATTACATACCC